CGCTGTGTTCCCAAGCAACGGCACAGCAAGGGTGCAAGGCCCTTGTGCGGCCCCACTCCCCGGCACCCGGCAAAGGCTCACACACTTTACTCTCTTTCCTTTTGCCCGTGCGTGCCGGGGTTCTTTAATATTCCGCCCCGCCCCAACATGGCGGGGTATTTTATTGCAGAAAGGCGGTGAAACATGGCATACAAACGCAACCCGGTTGGGCGGCCCCCGAAGTACAAGAGCGTGGAAGAGATCCAAGGCAAAATTGATGCCTATTTCACCGCCTGCAAGGGGCACCCCCTGATGAACCCGGATACCGGCAAGCCGTTCCTGGACAAATACGGTCTGCCCATCATTGTGGATGCCAAACCACCGACGGTAAGCGGGCTGGCCCTGGCGCTGGGGTTTTCCTGCCGCCGGGACCTGAACGCCTACCAGGGCAAAAAGGAATTTTGCACCACGATTACGCGCGCGAAGGCCCAGTGCGAAGCATACGCCGAAGAACGCCTGTTTGACCGGGACGGCACCAACGGCGCGCAGTTCAGCCTGCGCTGCAATTTTGGCTGGAACGACAAGCCCGCCGAAGCACCACCCCCGCCCGCTGATGACGGCTTTTTGACCGCAATGCAGCAGCAGGCGCCCGCAGCCTGGAAGGATGGTACGGATGAACCCGGTTAAGCCTGCCGCGTTCCGGTTCCGGCCGTTCAGCCGCCGCCAAAAGCAGGTACTGACCTGGTGGTGCAGCACCTCCCCCGTACAGGCGGCGGACGGGCTGATCGCGGACGGGTCCATCCGCTCCGGCAAAACCGTTTCGCTCTCCCTCAGTTTTGTGCTGTGGGGCATGGCGCGCTTTAACGGCCAGAACTTTGCTCTGTGCGGCAAAACCATTGCCAGCCTGCGGCGCAACGTGGTGGGGGTGCTCAAGCAGATGCTGACCGCCCGCGGCTACACTGCCGCCGAGCGCCGGGGCGACAATCTGTTGATTGTTACCCGCGGGACCGTGACCAACGATTACTACCTGTTCGGCGGCAAGGACGAAGGCAGCCAGGACCTGATCCAGGGCATTACGCTGGCAGGTGCGCTGTTTGACGAAGTTGCCCTGATGCCGGAAAGCTTTGTAAACCAGGCCACCGCCCGCTGTTCTGTGGACGGTTCCAAGTTCTGGTTCAACTGCAACCCGGAGGGGCCGGAGCACTGGTTCTACAAAAGCTGGATTTTGCAGGCCCGCGCCAAGAACCTGCTGTACCTGCACTTTACGATGGATGACAACCTGAGCTTGTCCGAGCCGATCAAGGCGCGGTACCGGGCACAGTACACCGGCGTGTTTTATGAGCGGTACATCCGCGGGCGCTGGGTGGTGGCCGAAGGTCTGGTTTACCCCTTTGTGGCGGCCAACCCGGATGCCTACCTGCTGCGCGGGCCGACCGCCGGGATGGATGGCCGCTTTTTTGTCTCGATCGACTACGGCACCCACAACCCGTGCAGCATGGGGCTGTGGTGCGTGCAGGCCAACCGGGCAGTGCGCATCAAGGAAAGTTACTACAACTCCTGCGAGGTCCAGCACCAGCGCACCGATGAAGAGCATTACGCCGCGCTGGAAGAGCTGACCCGCGGTTACTATGTGCAGGAAGTGGTGGTGGACCCCTCCGCCGCGTCCTTTATTGAAACCATTCGCCGCCATGGGCGGTACATGGTGCGGGCTGCCGCCAACGATGTGCTGGACGGCATCCGGGTCACGGCCAGCTTGCTGCAAGCCGGGCGGGTGAAGATCCACGAAAGCTGCACGGATGCCCTGCGGGAGTTCAAAACCTACTGCTGGGACGACAAGGCCCCGCAGGATGCCGTCATCAAGGAGAACGACCACGCCATGGACGACATCCGCTATTTTTGTTATACCGTGCTGGCCCGCGAATACCGCTGGGCGGATTGGAGGAAGTGAAGATGTTCCAAAAGCTTTTGCGCTGGCTGCGCGCCCAGATCGGCACGCTGTTTGGCGATGCCCCCGGCGCAAACGACATTATCCTTTCCGGCCAGATGGAAAACGCCCTTGCTCTGTGGGCCCAGATGTACGAGACGGGCGGCCCCTGGTGCACAGCCAAAAACGACCTGCACAGCCTGCATATCGCAGCCAGCGTGGCGCGGGAGTTTGCCCGGCTGGTCACGATGGAGCTGGAAGTCAGCCTGTCCGGTTCCCCGCGGGCGGACTATCTGGCAGAGCAGCTGGCCCCGTTTCTGGACAAGCTGCCCAACTACACCGAGATTGCCTGCGCGCTGGGTGGGGCGGTGTTCAAGCCCTATGTTTCCGGTGACCGGCTGCTGGTGGATGTGGTGCAGGGGGACTGCTTTTTCCCCACCACCTTTGACACCACCGGCCGCCTGACCGGGGCGATCTTCTCCGAGCAGCTCAAGCGCAAAAACACGATCTACACCCGCCTGGAGCGGCACGAATACGCCGCCGGGGTGCAGACCATCCAGAACAAGGCGTTTGCCAGTTCCAGCACGGCCAGCCTGGGGCAGGAGATCCCGCTGGCCGATGTTCCGGAGTGGGCCGACATTGCGCCGGAGGTGCGCATTGAGGTGGAACGGCCGTTATTCGCCTACTTCCGCATTCCCCTTGCCAACCGCAATGACCGGCACAGCCCGCTGGGGGCCAGCGTTTACGCCCCCGCTGTAGATACCATCCACGATGCCGACGAACAGTTTGGCCGCCTGCTGTGGGAGTACGAGGGCGGCCAGCTTGCCATTGATGTGGACGCTGCGGCCCTGCGCCCCACCGGGGACGGTGGGTTCCAGATGGACCAGCGCAGCGGTCGGCTGTACCGCGGCTGCATGACCGGCAATGTGGCGGACCGCACGCTGTTCAATGTGTTTGCGCCCGCCCTGCGGGATGAAGCCTATCTGCGCGGGCTGGACGGAATCTTGAAACGCATTGAGTTCCAATGCGGCCTTGCCTATGGCACCCTGAGCGACCCCCAGAATGTGGACAAGACAGCCACCGAGATCATGGCAAGCAAGCAGCGCAGCTACTCCACCGTAAAAAGCATTCAGCACGCGCTGCAGGTGGCGCTGGATGACCTGCTGTACGCAATGAACGCCTATGCCGACCTGTACCAGCTGGTTCCCGCGGGCAGCTACACCGCCGTGTACAACTGGGACGACAGCATTGTAAATGACCCCAGCGAGCGCAAGCAGCTGTTCTGGCAGTATGTGCAGGCGGGCAAGTTCCCCATGCAGCGCTACCTGACCGAGTTTGAGGGCTACAGCCAGGAGGAAGCCGCCCAGATCGCGGCTGAAACCAGCGCCGAGAACACCGCCAACGAAGCCCTGACCTTTGCCCCGTGAGGTGATGCCCCATGCTGACCCCTGACCAGCTGGAAGCCCTGCCCCGCCGTTTTGTGCAGCTGTGGCAGCAGGTGGAAGACGACATTTTGCAGGACATTGCCCGGCGGATAAAAACACTGGACGAGCTGGACCCGCTGCCCCCTACTGCCATATGGCAGGCATGGCGGCTGGCCGAAACCCGCGCCGTGCGCAGCAGCGCCGTTGCCACGCTGGCGAAGTACACCGGCAAAAGCCGGGCGGAGATCAAGCGGCTGCTGGAAGCCGCCGGGGCTCAGACCCTGGCTGCGGACGATGCCGTTTATACGGCTGCCGGGCTGGACCCGCCGCCGGTCAACCAGTCCCCTGCCCTGCTGAACCTGCTGAATGCCGGGTACCGCCAGACCTGCGGCACCTGGCAGAACCTGACGGCCACCACCGCCAACACGGTGACCGGCACGTTTGAGGACCGGCTTTCCCGCGCGTGGGGGCTGGTCAGCACCGGAGCCCTGGATTACAGCACCGCCATCCGCCGCACGGTGGATGACCTGGCGGACACCATGCCGTACATCACCTACCCCAGCGGCCACACCGACACGCTGGAAGTAGCCGCCCGCCGTGCTGTACTGACCGGCGTGAACCAGACCTGTGCGAAATTGCAGCTAGCCCGCATGGAAGAGATGGACTGCGAGTTTGTGGAAGTAACCGCCCACGAGGGGGCCCGCCCCACCCACGCGGTGTGGCAGGGCCGGGTTTACCACCGCGGAGGCGCTGTGGTGCAGGACGGTGAGCGGTACGAGGATTTTGAAACCGCCACCGGTTACGGCACCGGCCCCGGCCTGTGCGGCTGGAACTGCCGCCACAACTTTTACCCGTTCTACCCTGGTTTCTCCGTGCGCAACTACACGGACGAACGCCTGGCCGAACTGGACGCCCGCAATATTCCCTACGGCGGCGGGCTGTACACCCGGTACGAGATCACCCAGATGCAGCGGGCGCTGGAACGCAGGGTGCGCAAGTACAAGCGCCGTTACCTGGCCGAGACCGCCGCCGGGGTGGATTCCAGCCAAAGCGCCGCCAAGCTGAAAACCGCCCGGCAGCAGCTGAGTACGTTCCTGGCAGAAACCGGGGAGAGGCTGGACGGCGCAAGGGCGGAGGTGCCGGGCTTTGGGCAAAGGGAAGCAAAACAGGCGGATGCAGACCAGAAACGCTATACAACCCCCGCTGCAAGTGGTATACTGGACCCATCAAACAGGATTGGTGTGAACCCGGACGTGAATTTTGTATGTAAGCTGGACAAAGAACTATATAAGGTCGTAACGGAAGATATCCGAACCGATGAGGTTATCATCACTGATGAGCGCATTCAACACATCCAGGAGCGCCACCCGGATGATTACGAACGGTTCAGTACATACCTGGCCGAAATTATCCAAAGTCCCGATTACATCATCCGGGACCCCCGCCCGCAAACCGGTATGCTTTTGAAAGAAATTACCGTTGGTGAAACCGGCGAACATTTCCGCATTGCACTTCGGCTTGCAGCATCGCAGGATCCTGTACACTATAAAAACTCCATTATCACCTTTTTGAAGATCCGCCAAAAAGAATGGGAACGCCTCATCCACAACAAAGAAATTCTTTACAAGGCAAAGTAAAAATGCTACAATAAGCATAGGATAAGAAAGGCATTTGAGGTGGTAGATTTCGTACCGACCACACGCCGCTGGTAATGACAAGGGCTTTGCCCTGAGAGATGCAGGAGGATGGTACGCCTGCCAAATGCCAATCGATGGGGAACGGTTTTGATGCCGTTCCCCGTTCCTATTTCATAGCTTAATCACCACGATGCAAAATGCGCCGTGGTTTTTTTATGCCTGCCTGCCCTGCATGAGGGGCGGGCGGGCAATTTTTATACCCTTTTGCCCGGCTGCGGCAGGGCTGAAACAGCCGCACAGACGGTGACGGCAACCACCTAAAAACGCCTATCTGACACCCTACACAGGAGGTAACACCCATGAAAACCGAAGAACTCAAAGCCCTTGGCCTGAATGATGAGCAGGTGCAGCGCGTGTTCGCCATGAACGGCGCGGACGTGAACCGCGAAAAGCAGGCCGCCGAAACCGCCAAAGCCGAGCGCGACGCCATCCGCACCCAGCTGGACGAAGCCAACACCAAGCTGAAAGGCTACGACCCCGACTGGCAGCAGAAAGC